ACCGCAAATCTCGTCGTCGCCGCGCATCGCCACCCCCATTCCCTACCCCAAGGGATCACAATGCGCAAATCCAGCAACCCTTTTTCAGCACCCTGTTAAAGCTGACCCCTTCCCCCGCGTTTAGCATGGCCCAGTTGCTGTCGCGATCCGATAGGCCGGTGGCAAGGACGCGATCGTCTGCGACGAAAATATCCGTAGTACCGGCATCATATCTTTCGATCCAGTCGGTCCCGCGGACCGCAGCGACCATTGAAGGACTCTGGATCTGAAACAGAGTGTCCGGCTGAAGCCGCCCCACAACAGTGCGCAAATAGCCACGCACCAAAGAGAGCAGGCTCCCGCCGGTACCCGGCTGCGGAACCGCCGCGAAATGGTCGAGCTTCAATTCGGCTTCGGCGCCGAGCAACAGCACGGTGTCGTCGCGCAGGGTGACCTTGAGGCGAGTTCCTGGGCCGGTACGTAGTGTATCGCCCTCACGAACTGCGCTACGCAAGACAAGCGGTATCGCGGCAGCATGATCAGAGCGCTGCAGGCTCGCGGATCCCGAGAGCGCCGATATCCTGGGCACCCGCCGACGTGACGCCATACAACAACGAGGCCAGCAGCACAGCCAGCCACGCCTCTCTTCTCATAAGTCTCCCCTTGGATAGCTCGCCCGCCGAACTCTAGCTCAATCCGGTATCGGCCAGCGAGTGGATCAGGGGATCTCGTAGGAGCTATTGGTAGCGGATTTTTAAAGATACTATCCGGAGATAGGCGGAAAATTCCTTTGATTTCCTGGGGAGAAATGGACATATTGGCGGAGATCGGCGGATAGCTCCGGAGCATCCAAATCCGGGGTATCCGCTAGCCAGCTAGCCAGACTGGCCCACTAGCCAGAAAGCCGGATATGTCCCAAACTCGCAGGGTCGCCTTTACTGACCGTACTTTAAAAGCGCTGAAACCGCCGAAGGAACGCGGTCAACCTGTCTATGACGCCGTCGTGCCGGGTTTGTGCGTGCGGGTCGGAGCTCGGGCTCCGGTCTTCTATGTCACAAAACGCGTTGGCACACAGTTTAAGTGGATTAGGCTCGGCGCCTACCCGATCATGACCCTCGCCGAAGCGCGCGGTCGCGCCCGCGAGGTGCTTTCGGCGATCAGTGAAGGCAAGCCTCTCCCAGCACCAGCAAAAACAGTCGCGAGCTTTGCCGAGATCGCCGAAGAATTCATCGAGACCGTTTTGCCGACGACCCGGAAGGGGCAGCCGAAGCGCACGGTAAAGGCCGAAGAGAGGGCGTTCCGCGCCGAGATCCTACCGGTCTTGGGTCAGAAGGACATAAGGCAGATTACGCCTAAGGACATCGCGCAGTGCCTTGAAGGTATCGCCAATCGCACCCGCCGCACTGAAGACGGCCGGCTGGTGTCCGGCGGCCCGCATGCCGCGCGCAAGATCCTGCCGGCGCTCAACCGGCTTTTCGAATGGGCGGCCTATCCGACCCGGCAGAAGGGCGGTCTGCAGACCAATCCGATGAGCGCGATTGTCGCGTCCGAGATGCTGACCGGCCTGGCTTTCAGCACAGTGCGCGATCGCGTGCTCGATGATGCCGAGTTGCGCATCATCTGGCGGGCCGCCTGCGCGACGCCTCGCCCCTTTGGAGATCTGGTTCGCGCATTGCTTCTGACCGGACAGCGGCTCGGCGAGATCGCCAATGCGCAGCAGAGCGAGATCGAAGAGGGGACCGGCTGCCTCCTGATCCCTGCCGAGCGAATGAAAAACCGAGAGAGCCACGCCGTCCCATTGACCGAACGGATGCGCGAGCTGCTCTACGGGCTGCCGCGCTTTACAACCGGTGACTTCATTTTTACGGCGACCTACGGCGTCAAGCCGATCTCCGGCTTTTCGAAATACAAAAGACGCTTTGATCAGACTGTCGCGGCAATAGGGCCCGTCGCCCCTTGGAGGCTGCACGATTTAAGGAGGACCGCCAGAACGGGATTATCTCGGGCCGGAGTTTTACCTTTCCATGCTGAGCTCGTCATTGGACACCGGCAAGCTGGCGTTCATGCAACCTATGACCTTCATCGCTACGCGGCCGAGAAGCTTGATGCGCTAGAGCGCTGGGAAAAACTTCTAGAGTCCATTGTCGATCCATCGTCGGCTCTTGCGCTCGCGGCGGCGTCATGAAGCTGCGCGAGTTCCTCGAACTCATCTTCGGAGAGACCCCGCCGGAGCTGGCCGGGGATCAGGACATTTCGCTCGACCAGATCGGGCGTTTGACCGTCGCCGCACTAAGACTGGCGGATCCGGACATTTCGCTCGACCCGATCGGGCGTTTGACCGTTGCTGCACTAAGAGAGGAACGTTCCGCTGCACAACAATCTGCGCGGCAATCTCAGCAAGCTCCGCGGCTCGCGATGGCTTTCGACACGATGCCGCGACTGTCGGAGCGCGAAGGCGCAATCGCAGCGAATGAGGTCTATCAGTCCTTCTACAATCGGTATTTTCGTGGCGACCTCCCGTCTTGGGCCAATAAGGAATTCGAGAGGATTCTCCGCGAGCTTGCTGGCAATCTCGAAAAGCTTACGAGCGAAATTGCGGCAGGCCGAAACGGACGCCCGGACGGCCCTCTGCAAGCGTGCCTCAAGCGGATCAAGGCCGCGGCCCAAATGGGTGATTGGCCGGCAAAAGGCGTGACTGATGAACAACAGGCAAAGATGTGGAACTTCGAGCTTCGCACTTACCAACGCGCGAAACGCGTTTATCTTATGGGTTCTGGCGGGATGGACGATGGTTAAGCTACTATAATAACTAAGCTTTAAACTCGCCCGGCCCGCCAAAACCTCTATTAAAATGTTATAATTTGTCGGAGACGGAGCCGCGAGCCGGCTCTATGCTCCTGCGATCGTTAATGGAACGCAGGAGGTTGCCACAGAGAAATGACTGCAAAACCACGCTTTGTTCCTGTGAGCGAGTCGCAAGACTGGTTGAAGCAAAATTACGGCCTAAAAAAATACACAGATCGACATCAGCGAGAGTTGATAAAGCAAAAACGCTTTCCGCAGCCAATCGAGATCTCGCCAAGTCGCAAGGCTTTCACTGAGCAGCAGTTGATCGACTACGCGGAGACGCTGCTCGCTCAGGCAGCTTCAGCCTAAAAAAAACAGCCCATCGCTCTCTAGGGCTCGGGCTGTTCTTCTCTTCTTAATGGTCACCCAACGCGACCGTAGCGGGTCGCGAACGGAGGTTTACGTGTCGATCGAACCCAATAATAACCGCGTTGCGCTGCTTAGTCAACTGGAACAACGGATCAGCCACCTCAGCGGCCATGCCAATGGGCACGACCCGGCGCCCGCGTCGATCCATAAACCGAGGAACCCACGCGTAAGCGGGATCGATCTGGCGATCGCAAATGAGGCCCGCGTCTCTGTCGGTCAAGTTCGTGCGGGCCGGCGGTTGGTGCGCGCCGGCAACGAAAACCTCACGATCATGGCGCTCTTCGGTTTATTGCCCGTCGCGACCGCATTGCGCGGTTCCACACCACCGCGCTCGAACGCGCGCTATGACCGCTGGCGCCATCTCGTCGCCCTTGCTGGAGGCTCGCACTGATGCCGGTCAACAAATTCGGCGGCGGGCGAGGCCGCAAGCTCGTCCGCGCGCTGCTGGCCGGCGAAGCAAAAGGCTGGGCGGTAGCTACGACTAACGGTAACCACCTCCGCCTTACCAGTCCTGCCGGTCATGTCGTGCACCTGGCGGGCACGCCCTCCGATCGTAAAGCCCTGCAAAACAACCGCGCCCTATTGCGGCGCATCAGCCGGCAGACAAGCCAATCATGACCTTGAAAATTGTCACTGTCGCCGAGCGGCTCGCTGCAGCCGAGCAAAAGATCTCGATCGTGGTAGCTGGGCCGTTCGGTGTTGGTAAGACGTCACTAGTTCGCACGCTCGATGCCGATCGCACGATCATGATCGACTGCGAGGCCGGAATGCTGCCGGTGCGAGATTGGGGCGGCCGCTCTATTACTATTCGAGCTTATCCCGATTTCGTCGACATCGCCGCTTTCGTTGGCGGTGTCGACCCGGCGGCCAGCCCGGCCGCGCCCTTCTCTGCCGCCCATTTTGATCATGTACGGAAAACTTATCGCAATATCGATCTGACCGGCGCCGATACATACTTTATCGACTCTCTCAGTGAAATCACAAGGTTGGCACTGGTCTGGGCGCAGACCCAACCCGGCGCTTTTAGTGAGCGCAGCGGCCGGCCGGATCTACGCAATACCTACGGCCTCATGGCAAAAGAGGTGATGCGCACGTTGCGTCACCTCCAGCACGCGCCGGCGCAAACCGTCGTTTTTGTCTGTGGCTTGCAGCGCGGCAGCGACAATCCGGGTCGCTGGGAATTGCAATTGGAGGGTAACAAAGTCGGCCGCGAACTACCCTTCGTGACCGACGAATTGATTGTCCTAGATCTGTTCGATTGGACTGAGTCGGGCTGGAAACACGCGCCCGGCACCGGCGAGCACCACGCGCTTTGTTGCGCCTCGTCAAACGCTTGGTCCTTACCGTCCAAGGATCGCAGCGGCCGCCTGGAGGTTATCGAGGAGCCGCACCTAGGTCGGCTGATTGCTAAGATCAATGGCAGTGTCTAACAAAGGAGTTTGCGAATGATCGACCTGAATGACGCGCCTGAGCAACGCCCAGACAGCGTTATCCCTGATGGCACATTCTGCGGGTTAAAAATGACGATCCGTCCGGGCGGCGGAAACATCGCCGGATGCAGCGAAATCGATCTTGGCCTCTTCAAGCAGTCACTGACGAGTGACGTCGCGTACCTGGATTGCCAATTCGCAGTGTGCGGCGGCCCGCACAAAGGGCGCACTTTCTTTCAGAACATGACTGTCGCCGGTGGCAAGGTTGGCGAAGACGGCGTCTCGAAAGGTTGGAACATCACCAAGTCGGTGTTGCGCGCAATGGTCGATAGCGCATTGCAGCTCGACCCCAAAGATATGTCGGAGGCCGCAAAGGCGAAGCGCAGTTTGCGCGGGTTCCACGATTTTGATGGCATCGAGTTTTTTGCCAGGCTCGGCATCGAGCGCGGCGGGCAAACGCCCGATGGCGGCCAGTATCCCGACAAGAACCGCATCGCGCACATCGTCGTCCCAGGCGAACCCCAGTACGCACTCCTACGGGCCGGCCAGGAAGTCGCGCCGTCGCCGTCGCATATCAAGCCAAGCGGTTCTGGTGGTTCCGCGCCATCGGCGCCCGCACAGGACAAACCGGTGTGGCAACAGGACACCGCCGAGGTGAAGCCAGTAGCATCGGCGGGGCCGAGCTGGCTGATAGGGAAAAAGCAGTGAGGCGCCCCCAATTCCTCTCTCCCCTCCAAAGCAAAACGAATGGGATCGCCAAATGTGGGAGACGACCGGACTGGCGATCGGCCAATGGCTGACCGACGGCCAGATCAACCTCAATCGTCCAATCCGGTCACTGAGCCGCGACGAACTGACGGGAATGGCGTGGGCGGCAATTGGCGCTTACAACGATCTCCGAGCATCGAGCTGTCAGGAGATTGCGAACAACGCGGCGGACCCGCGGCAGCTAGAGTTGCCCGTCTGACCAACCTTTGGCAGGTGTGCGTGGTCTGTGGCCGTCAGGCGAGAGAGCCTCACCAATGGGCTTCTCTAACCTGGCCGTGCTGCGATGACGACTGCCGAGCCGCGTTGGCGAACGTCATTAAAAACCAACTAGATCGATTCCTAAAATGGGAGATCGGAGAATTGGCCGCTTTAACACATATGGAAAAAGAAGCCATCCGGTGCGCCCGCCAGTCGCTTTACAATTCATTGGTCGAGATCGGCATTGCCGACGCCTTCGACGGCTGCACTGCCGAGCAGGTTGACGGTCTAATCGAGAAAGTGTGGAACGGCCTGCGGGCGTCGATGCACCTACAAAGCGCGCGCGGCGAGATTCCAATTTGACCATAGACCTCAATCACGGCAGCGGCTTCGTTCCCGGGCGTGCCGGCCCGACCGCGCCATCCCTAAGCGAACGGATCAACGCACAGATCGACGGCGCGCTTCTGGAGGCCCGCAATGCCGAGCCGCGGCGCACCTATATCGGCGCATCAATGCTCGGCGATCCATGTCTCCGACGCGTCGCCTACGCGTGGCGCGGCGTGCCTGGCGCGCCCCCTGAAGGTCAGACATTGCGGATCTTTGAGACCGGCCACATTCTTGAGCGCTTGCTCGCCGAGTGGATGGAACGGGCCGGGTTTAACCTTCTCACCGTCGACCCCGAGACTGGCGAACAATTCGGCTTCACGGACGGGCCGGTCGAAGGTCACGCCGATGGCGTCATCGTCGACGGTCCCGACCTCGGTTTTGATTACCCGATATTGTGGGAGGCCAAAAGCTTAAACGACCGCTCATGGAATGAATTAGTCAAATTTGGGTTGCGAGCGAGTAAAGAGATTTATTATGGCCAGGTCCAATTATATATGGCCTATTTCGGTTTTACCGATTGCCTATTCAGTACATTAAACAAAAACACGCAAGAAACCCGCCACGAATTAATCGCATTTAACTTAGGCAAGGCGCAACGGCTCTTCGATCTCGCCTTTGACGTTGTGCGTGGCCTACTGCCGCCGCGCATCGCGATCGCGCCGGCCCGCATGTGCGCCTTCTGCCAATTTAACACTTCTTGCTGGCAAGAATCATGAAAGTCGAAATCGAACGTGCAGCATCGCAGGCCTTATTGGCGCGCCTGAAGGCCGTCACGCCCCAACGCAGTCCTATTCCAATGCTGACGCACCTGCGAATCAGCGCCGGTGACGGGGTGGTGCAGTTCACTGCGACCGATCTCGACCTTATCCTTGTCGGGGTTCTTCAGGCGAAGATCGAGGTTGCCGGCGACGCTACCGCGCCAGCGCAAGAGTTGCACGATATCGCGAGGCAGTTATCGACCAAAACCATGCGCCTCGAGACCGAAGATCGCTCGATCGTGATCCGCGGCGGGCGCGCACGGCTTCGGCTAGATGGTCTGCCGCCCGAAGATTTTCCGGATTTCAAGGCCGATAATCTACCGTGGTACTTCGAGATCGAGGGCGCCGAGGTCGATCGGCTGATCAGCGACGTCGCATTCGCCGCCGCGACTGAGGAGAGGCGCTTCTATCTGAATGGGGTCCACCTTCACGTGGCCGGCGACGCACTGCGCGTCGTCAGCTGCGATGGCAATCGGCTCGCCAAGTCGGAAACAAGCCTTCCGAAGGGTACTGCCGGGATGCCCGGGGTCATCGTTCCGAACAAGACAGTGGCACTACTGCAGGCCCTCGTGAAGGGATTTAGCGGTGAGGTTGGTGTCGCGTTGAGCGATGTGAAAATCCAATTCAGGGTCGGAAATTCTGTCCTGATCTCGAAGCTTATCGACGGAGCCTTCCCAGAATACGAACGCGTGATCCCGACCGGCAATGACCGGATCGTCGATGTTGACGCCCGCGCACTAATCGAGGCGGTCGAGCTCGTGCAGATCGTCACCAGCAAAAAGTCGCGCATCGTCATTCTTGATGTCGGCGTCGACAGTCTCGCCGTGTCGGCCTTCGTCGAAGCCGGCGGCGCGGCGGGCGATCAAGAGATCGATGCGAGTGTCGATGGCGCGCCGACCAGGATCGCGTTCAACGCCGAATACCTCCTCGATGCTGCGAGACACGTCGGCAACATCGTACGACTGCGGTTGAGCGGCAACCCGAGCGATCCGGGGATTGTGTGAATCCCGATAATTATTCAGCCCTCAACGTGGTGATGAGCTGCCGTGCCTGACATCGTCCTCAGCGACAAACAAGCTGCCGCGGTTCGGAAAATCCGCGACTGGTTCCAGAACGACACCGAAGAGCAGCAAGTCTTCCGGCTGTTCGGCTATGCCGGCACTGGCAAATCAACGATCGAGAAGCAGGTCATCGATGAGCTGGGGCTCGACTATGGCGAGGTCTTGCAGGCCTGCTTTACCGGCAAGGCCGCTTATGTGCTGGAGCGCAAAAGCGGCATGACCTGCTCGACAATCCACCGGTTGATCTATCGCGTCCACGAAGCCAGTGAAGCCGAGATCGCCGCAGCGCGCCGCCGGCTTGACGAGCTCGAAACCGCCGCGCTCGATCTGACCGGCAGCGAGCGCGTTGCCGCCGACGCCGAAATCAGCGCGTCGCGGATCGCGCTCAAGGAGATGCGGCAACCCCGCTTCGGGCTCAACGAAGAGAGCGCCGTCCGGGACTGTAAGCTCGTCGTGCTCGACGAAGTCAGTATGGTCGGGCCCCAGATGGCCGCCGATCTCTTGTCGTTCGGCAAGCCCATCCTCATGCTCGGCGATCCCGGACAATTACCGCCAATCAAGGGCGAAGGCGCGTTTACCGCGCAACAGCCCGACGTGATGCTGACAGAGATCCATCGGCAGGCCGCCGAGAGTGCGGTGATCCGTTTAGCGACGTGGGCGCGGCAGGGCATTGCGATCCCATACGGCCAGCATGACCAATTCGTGTGGAAAATGTCGGGCCGCGACGTGACCGCGGCGCAGATGCTCAATGGCGGCCAGTGCATCTGCGGCCTCAACGTCACGCGCCTCTCAGTGAATAATGCAATGCGCCACGCCGCGGGTTTTAACGGCAGTCCATTGCCGACCGGCGCCAATGAGAAAATCATTTGCCTGAAGAACGATCACAGCCTCGGCCTACTCAACGGAATGTTCCTCAGTCTCGACGACATTAAAAGCTTCGACGAGCAACGCTTCTGCGCCACCGTCACAACTGAAGAAGGCAATCTCATCGGCAGCCTGCCAATATACGCCGGCCATTTCCTCGATCACGAAAAGCTCGACATGCAACGCGACGAACGCGACTGGCGAGTAAAACGGCGGCTCGTTGAGGCGACGTTTGGTTGGGCGATCACCTGTCACAAAGCACAAGGATCGCAATGGGAAAACATCATTATCCTCGATGACAAATGGGGCCGCGGGGGAGCTGAGCGGGCGCGCTGGCTCTACACGGCGATAACCCGCGCCGAGGCCGGACTGGTCATACTGGATTGAGGAGAAATCGGGCGGGGATGATCGACCTCAACGACACCGAGCCCCACGGCGGCCGCTACGCCCAATTAGACCTCGTTGAGGAAGCCGTTAGGGGACGCGAGATCGAGATTCTCGCGAAACTCGGGATCGGCTGGCCTCCGGCCGACGGCAGTCGCCACATCCATTGCCCGTACCTAGGGCACGATGACCGCAACCCCTCCTGGAGGTGGGACGCGGCCGCCGCCAAGGCGCGCTGCAGTTGCGATGGCTCAGCGTCGATCTTCGACATTATCATGAAAGTACGCGGGATCGATTTCGCGCCCGCGCTCGTCCTCGCTGTCGAAGCAATCGGCCGCGAGGATCTGATTACCGGACCGAACGGCGCGGCGCACCCTGGAGGTGGTCTGACCCTCAAACAGTACGCCGACGCAAAGGGCTTCGAAGTCGAATGGTTGCGCAGCATCGGGGTGCGCGAGCAGCCGCAATACGGGCCCAACAAGGAGCCGGCCGTCCGCACGACCTATTTCCGGCCGAACGGCGGGCCGGAATCGGTCCGCTTCCGCGTCTCGCTGGCGGGCGACAGAAAGAAGCAGCATTTCTGGCGCAAAGGCGACAAAGCCTGCTTGTACGGCGCTCATTACGCGGCGCACCTTCAGGAGGCCGGCTACGCGGTCATCGCTGAGGGCGAGAGCGATACCCAGACATTATGGCTGCACAGCTTTCCGGCATTGGGCTTGCCGGGCGCCAACACCTGGCATGAAGAGCGAGACGCACCGCTGTTCGACGGCGTGTCTGTGATCTTTGTCGTCATCGAGCCCGATAGCGGCGGCGAGGCGACATTGCGCTGGCTGTCACGGTCGAAGATTGGGCCGCGATTTCGACTGATCCGGATGCCGCTCGAGACAAAAGATCCGAGCGCGCTCTACCTCGCCGACCGTGACGGTTTCCGCGCCGCGTTTCAGGCCTTGATGGAGCGCGCCGAGCCCTTGCCGGAAAGGTTCGATGGTCTTGACTCACGGGTGGCGACGCCGACCGGTCAGCGGCCGATCATCCGGGTGATCGGCGGCGCCCTTCCCTCGATCATCGACGAGGCCGAGGCCGCATTGCTCGATCACGACCCGCTGCTGTATCAGCGCGGCGACTTCATCGTGCGGCCCGCGCAAACCATTATTCCGATCGCCGACGACCGCAAGACCACCGGTCTGCGGCTGATCCAAGTCCGCGCCAACCACATGATCGAACGGCTGACGCACTGGTGTGACTTCCAACGCTTCGACGCTCGGTCAAAAAAATGGGTGTCGATCGACTGCCCGTCAAAAGTCGCGGTGACCTATTTGGAACGCGTTGGCGCCTGGCATTTGCGCACCCTGAGCGGCTTCACCGCGTGCCCGACATTGCGGCCTGATGGCTCGATCCTCAATCAGCCCGGCTGGGACGAGAAGACCGGCATTCTCTATGCCCCGGGCGACATCAAATTTTCCCCGATTCCAACCGAGCCTTCCTTCGATGAGGCGATTGCCGCCCTCAGCAAATTGAAATCGCTGATCGCCGAGTTTCCGTTTGTCGCTGCAGCGAATCGGCCGAACTGTAATCGGTCGGTGGCACTCTCCGGCATCCTCACCGCACCGATCCGGCGCTCGCTCGCTAGCGCACCATTGCACGCCTTCAGCGCGCCCGTAGCCGGCTCCGGCAAGTCGAAACTGGTCGACGTCGCTTCGATGATCGCTAGCGGTCACGAGGCGCCCGTGATCGCGCAAGGAGCCGATGAGGAGGAACTCGAAAAGCGCCTCGCCGGCATGCTGCTGGCAGGCGACACGACAATTAATATCGATAATTGCGAGAATCCGCTCGGCTCCGCTTTCCTCTGCCAGGCCCTCACGCAACCGATCGTCCGGGCACGTGTGCTGGGCAAGTCAAAGGTCCCGACTGTCGCCAGTAACGCCGCCTTCTTTGCCACCGGCAACAACCTGACAATCGCCGGCGACCTGACCCGGCGGTCGCTGCGAAGCCAACTCGACCCGGAGTGCGAACGTCCAGCAGACCGTGTTGAAACTCGGTATCCGCCGGTGCTGGCAATATCAATCGGCCAACGAAATGGGTTACTGAGTGAGGTTTTGAGGCGGCAATTCG